AAGATAAAGACAAAGATAAAGACAAGGATAAAGACAAGGATGGAGACGATCAGGGAGGCGGTGATAAAGACGGTGGGAAGGATGGCGGTAAAGACGGTGGCAAAGACGGTGATAACAGCGGGATTCTAAATGGCATTTTGGGTGTTTTACGGCAAATGAACAGAAACATTGTCGATATTTCGAAGAAGCTTGACAAACAGGATAGCGGTAACGGCAAAGGGGGTAACGGCAAAGGGGGTAACGCTGTCGGTGACGGCAAGAATGATGACGGTTCCGGTTCTGACGGCGGTAGCGGATCTAAAGAACAGGATTGGCAGAGTTTGAGTCGGAAGAATAATTTTACTTTTGAAAAGGATGGCAGGTTTTCCGAGTCCGGTTTGTGTCCCCAGCCTGTCACATTCAATCTCACCGTTTTGCGCCGCTCGCAAACCTTTGCTTTTTCTTATGAACACGTCTGTGATTTGGCCGTCCGTATGCGCCCGATTTTAATCGCCTGCGCTTATTTCGCCGCCGGGCTCATTTGTCTGGCCGCTTTGGAAAGATAAGGGGGATTTATGCCTGCTTGGCTTGTGGCACTTGTGCCGATTTTGATTGAGGCAGTTTTTAAAGTCCTTGTCGCACTCGGCGTTGCGCTGGTGGCCAATGAGGGGTTGGATGCCCTTTTTGACTATATGTGGTCGATGTTGGACGGCCAGTTGGGCAAGATGCCGATGGATTTTCTCAATTTGTTCAATCTTGCCGGCGGCGGTGAAGCCCTGAACATCGTTATCGGCGCGTTTAATCTCGTGGTCGGCTACAAGGCCGGTCAAAAATCTTGGCAGTTTGTCGGAGACGTAAGGGGTAAAAAATGATCACACTCATCACTGGGTCGCCCGGTTCGGGCAAAACCCTCCGCATGGTTTCGGAGTTGGCCAAAACCAAGGAATTTGAAGGTCGCAAGATATTTGTTGACGGCATTACCGGCTTGAAACTGGGCAACATCGAGCCGTTTCCCGACGGCCACGGTATTGCCGACATGCATATTTGGGCAAAAGATCCCGAATATCACGGTTCTGTCTTTGTGATCGATGAGGCGCAGCGGTTTTTTCCCAAACGCTCCAGCAATTCCAAAGTGCCCGAGCTTTTGGAGTTCCTTCACGTCCACCGGCATTACGGGCTGGACATCTACATCATCACCCAAATGCCGACGCGTATCGACAAAACCGTTTGCGATTTGGTCGGCGCGCATTACCATATCCATAAAAACCGCTTGGGTTTCCGCATGCAATACTATTGGGACTATTGCGCTACCAGCCCTAAAACAGAGTCCCGCCATGCCCAGGCATCCGTCTACCGTTTGGACAAAAACGCCTTTAAGCTTTACGAGTCGGCGCAAATCCACACCAAAGTCAAACAGCCCAAATCTAAAGTCCGCTGGATTATCCCGCTGGCCTTGTGTTCCGCCGTTTATTTCAGCATGGGCAGCTATGACAAGTTTGTCGCCTTGTCCTCTTCCGGCAAAACCGGCCAATCCCCTGCCCCTGCCCCGTCCCCTGCCGCCGCA